GCAGGAAAAAGTAAGAAAAAGAAGAAATAAAGCTTGACATTTTAGATAAAGTATGTTATAATATACGGAAATAAGGACTATAATGCAATATATTCAACTAGTTAATTCGGTACTACGCAGACTACGAGAGACTGAAGTTTCTTCCGTAGCTGATAATGCTTATTCTAAAATGATAGGCGAGTTCGTTAACGATGCTAAAAGACAAGTAGAAGATTCTTATGCATGGAATGCTTTATCAGATACTTTATCTGCGGTAACAACCCCTAGTATTTTTAACTATTCATTAGTAGGTTCTGGACAACGATTCAGAATGCTTGATGTTATTAACGATACTGATGACTTCTTTCTAAAGTATCAAACTACTTCTGAGATGAATAGATTATTCTTGATGACTAGCTCTCAGAGTGGTTCACCAACTTACTATAACTTTAACGGTGTTGATAATAACGGAGATACTCAGGTAGATCTATACCCTATTCCTAATGGTGTATATAACATACGCTTTAATATTATTAAACCACAAGTAGCTTTATCAGCAGATGCTGATAGATTATTAGTACCTAATGAACCTGTAATCTTTAACGCATGTGCTAGGGCATTTGCTGAACGTGGCGAAGACGGTGGTATTGCATCAGGTGAAATGTATGCACTCTACAATCAATCTCTAGCAGATGCTATTGCTATTGAGAGTAGTCGTTACCTCGAAGAAGGTGAATGGATGGCTTATTAATGGCTGAACAACTCTTAACAGGATCAATCGCAGCTCCGGGTTTCTTTGGACTTAACGTTCAAGACTCGTCTGTTCAGCTATCTAGTGGCTTTGCCTTAGAAGCTAACAACTGCGTTATTGATAAATATGGACGTATTGGTGCAAGACAAGGATGGACTCCTGTGAATAGCACACGTCTACCTTCTCAAGCTAACTTTAAAGCTATTTATGAAGTATTTAAAGATGACGGTAATGTTGTATTATCTGCAGCTGACAACAAGATTTATGTTGGAACTTCTACACTAACTGAGTTATTAGTTCGTAACAGTGATAACACAGCTAACTTAAGCTATACTATCAGTGACGATAATTGGCAGATTAGTGGTATGCCTTACGATACCGGAGCAACTCCTTCAGGTCATGCTATCTTAGCTCAAGCCGGTCAACCTACGTTAGTATATCATAAGCTAGGTGCTGCAGCTCATACTCACACAGGTGCTTATGGACTACAAAGACTAGGTGATATTGCTTCTAACTTACCGGGTAACTATACAGTTAATGACTTTACTCCTAACATAGTAATGACTGCTTATGGTCGTGTCTGGGTTGCTGATATTGCTAACGATAGACAAACAGTATACTTCAGTGACTTGTTAGATCCTACTGAGTGGAAGACCGGTACTTCAGGCTACTTAAACATTAGTGAAGTTGTGCCTAATAATGACCCTATTGTAGCTCTTGCAGATCATAACGGATTCTTAATTATCTTCTGTGAAAAGCATATTGTTATTTATAAAAATCCTGTAGATCCTTCATCTTTAACATTAGAAGATACTATTACCGGTATTGGTTGTATTGCTAGAGACTCTGTAGCTTCTATTGGTACAGACTTAATGTTCTTGTCAGCTACTGGTGTACAGTCTTTACAGCGTGTTGTACAAGAGAAGTCATTACCTTTTAGAGATGTGTCTAAGAATGTTCGTGATGATTTATTATCTAACGTAAACTCTGAAGTATTGAAGTATATCAAAGCAGTATACTATCCTACAGATGCTTTCTATTTATTGTCATTACCTTCTACTGGCTTTACTTATTGTTTTGATACAAGAGGTGCATTAGAGAATGGAGCAGCTAGAACAACTATCTGGAAACAGATTAGACCTACTGCTTTCTGTGTAACTCAAGATAGACAGTTATATATTGGTAAGCCCGGATACATTGGTAAGTACAACGGATATGAAGACAACGGTGCTAAGTATCGTATGTCTTACTTTACTAATTACTTTAACTTTGATTCTGATGCACAGTTAAAGATTCTAAAGAAGATTAACGTAACAGCTATTGGTGGTTCTAATCAGCCTATCGCTGTTAAATGGGGTTATGACTATACTCGTAACTACTTCTCTCGTGGTATTACACTAGATCGAGTTGAAGTATTTGAGTACGGTGCAGCAGAGTACAATGTAGCAACATATACAAACGGTATTGCTCTTGACATTGCACGTATTCCTGCATCAGGATCAGGAACAGTTGTTCAATTAGGATTTGAATCTGACATTGACGGAACACCTTTATCAATACAAAAGATTGACTTCGCACTTAAGCAAGGAAAAACATTACTATGAGTTCATACGTTAAAGCCACAAACTTTGCAACTAAAGATACGTTACCTACCGGTGACTCTAACAAGATTGTTAAGGGTACAGAGATAGATAACGAGTTTAATGCTATTGCTGGTGCTATCAGTTCTAAAGCTGACATTGCATCTCCATCATTTACAGGAACTCCAGCAGCTCCTACAGCTGTATTTGGTACTAACACAACACAGTTAGCTACTACAGCATTCGTAACAGCTGCTCTACAAGCTGTGTACCCTGTAGGTTCGATCTATATTAATGCTGCTAGTACATCTAATCCATCTTCTTTGATGGGATTTGGTACTTGGGTAGAGTTTGGTGCTGGTCGTATGATGGTTGGTTTAAACGCTAGTGATGCGTTGTTTGACACACTAGAAGAAACTGGTGGTTCTAAAGATTCTATTGTTGTATCGCATACTCACTCAGCTACTTTGACAGGAACTTCTGGTTCAGCTGGTACACACGCTCACATCTATCAAACAGGTTATCAAACTAATTTAACAATCATCGATCAAAACGGTAACTTTGGTGGCGGCACACCTGATGACGGCAGCTATAGATATACTTCTGAAAGTGCCGGTGAACACCAACATAGTTTATCTGTATCAGGTACTACAGGTGCTACAGGGTCTAGTGGAACTAATGCTAACTTACCTCCATACATTACGGTTAAGATGTGGAAACGAACAGCTTAAAAGTACCAGTAGTTAACAGACAAGACTACACAATGTACTTAGAGAACTTTGCAGGTATGTTGTGGTTTCATACAGATGTACGTAAATGGTCTAATGAAGTTAAAACTAAATACTTAGAAGATTTAAACTTATTACAACACTTAGTTAATATGCCCTTAGTAGCATTAGTTGAAGAGGATAACAAGAAGCTTGCTAAGTTTGGTGAAGTAACTGGATGGAAGGTAATTGATAAAATGAATTTAAACAATGGAAAAGTAGGCTATGTCTACACAAGGAGTTTATAATGGGTAAGGCTGTTGGAAGTATTGTAGGAGCAATCACTGGAGGTTCAGCTGCAGAGAAAGCTGCTAATGCATCTGCTGCTCAACAACGAGAAGCTGCTGAGAAAGCATCTATTGCTGCTCAGTTCAGACCAGTAGGAATGACTACTAGGTTTGGTACATCTCAGTTTACTCGTGAGATCGATCCAAAGACTGGCATGCCATATATCTCTAGTGCTGGCTATACAGCTGCTCCTGAGTTAGCTGATCTTCAGAATAGATTGTTTAGTCAGTTTGGTCAAAGCATGACTCAAGCTGAACAGATGGGTCAACAGTACGCTCCATTAGGAGGTGCTGCTCAGAATCTATTTGGTTTAGGTCAACAATATTTAGCTGAGTCTCCTGAACAAGCTGCTCAGAAGTATGTACAATCTCAACAAGGCTTGTTAGCTGGTGGACGTGAACAACAACTCGCAGGTATTCGTAATAAGTTATTCCAAACAGGTCGTAGTGGTTTAGCTACTGGTGGTACATCTACTGGTATGCAAGCAACTAATCCTGAGATGGCTGCTTACTACAACGCACTTGCTCAACAAGACGCTCAGATCGCTGCTCAAGGCGAACAAGCAGGACAACAACGTGCTCTGTTTGGTGCTGGCTTATTTGGTACTGGTGCTGGTTTACTAGGTACACAAACTCAAGGTCAAGTAGGTTCTTATGCTCCATTACAGAACTTGTTAGGTATGTCTGGAAACATTGAGCAGTACTCTCAACAACCTTATCAATTAGGATTACAATTAGGTACATCTGCTATGCCGGGTCAAACAGCAGGTGCTCAGATTTATAATCAAGGATTTGGTCAAGCTGCTCAGACACAACTTGCAGGTGCTCAGCAGAAAGCTGC